TCAGATCAAACACATCAACCTTTCTTTTATCAATAAACGAGCTATTTGCCAGTCTCCGATAATTTCATTCACTTTCTTACCCTCATGTTCAACAGTTCTATGACATGAGGAGCATAAGGTCACAAGATTATCGAGATCTCTCGATCCATTTGCACTAACAGGAATAATATGATGAACATTAAGATTATCTTTAGTACCACATCGACGACAAACTTGACCTCGTTTGATTGTGGCACTCAATTTATTCCACTCGTAATCATATGGACCATAGGTACGCATTTTCATCGCATTGTTTCGTAAAACTTGAATCATACGGTCACGCTGTTCATCACTATATTCATTCCATCTCAGAGAGGTAGCTTCTCCAATTCTCTTTTTGGTTTCCGTTGAGTGATAGTCAGACCCTAGTTTTTTCTTTCGAGCCTTCAACCCTTCACTCACTTTTTTTCTGAAATGAGGGTCTTTATTTTTCTCAACTATATCTTTACGTGTTTTTTGCCAGACATTCTGACAAGCAACTGAACAAAAGAAGTGTGATGGAATTTTATGTGCAGCATATTTTCTTGAATTTTCCTGCCCACATGTTTCGCAAACATAATGAATCTTCATATATCTTCACACTCTACTTTGAATTTTTCCGCCACCTTTCTTAAGTTTAGATTGAAATCCACGTTCTCCCACGGGAATAGTGATGAGTTAAAATGACCGTAGGTTGCTGTATCAGAGTAGATTGCATTTCGAAGGTGCAGCTTTTCAATGATGGCAGCTGGACGTAAGTTAAAAATTTCTTTTACCAGTTCACTTAAATCTTCGTCACTGATTTTCCCTGTGCCAAAGGATGTCACATTAACTGCCACAGGGTTTGCTTTACCTATGGCATAAGAAATAGCGACCTCGCATTTATCAGCAAGCCCGCTCCAAACAATATTTTTAGCAATGTATCTGGCCATATAGGCACCGCTTCTATCAACCTTAGTTGGGTCCTTTCCGCAGAGTGCGCCGCCGCCATGAGAAGCCAGACCACCATAGGTGTCGACCATGATCTTTCTGCCAGTCAGTCCAGTGTCAGCAGCAGGACCACCCTCAACAAATCTGCCTGAAGGATTGATGAGTATTTCAGTGTCATCATCCAGCGGGAAGTCTTCAAAGCACTGCCAGAGAACGTTATTTAAGATATCTGATTTTAGCTGCTTTTGAATTTTATCTTCGTGGTGCTGAACAGAAACTACCACAGTTTTAACGCGGACAGGTTTATCCCCATCATACTCAACAGTAACCTGTGCTTTGCCATCGGGGAGGATACCCTTGATGATTTTCCCCTTGCGACATTCATCAATACGCTTTACGATTCTATGAGAGAGAAGTAGTGGTAGAGGGAGTAGTTCACGGGTTTCGTTGGTAGCATATCCATAAACAGTGCCTTGATCACCAGCACCGATGGAGCCGTACGGATTAATAATTCCATTTCTTGCTTCAAGTGCTGTATCTACACCAGCAGCAATATCTACACTTTGATGATGTACAAACACAAATACTGTAAATTTCCAAGGACTGTATCCCACCTCACGAAGTACATTTTTTACGATAAGGCGGATGTTAATTTTTTCGCTGCAGGTGATCTCGCCCGCAATGATGATTTTTCCTTTAGTAGCCATAACCTCACAGGCTACGCGTGAAGCTTTGTCTTTTCGAAGGCAAGCATCCAAAATGCTGTCAGCGATTAGATCAGAAAGCTTATCAGGATGTCCCTTGCAGACACTTTCTGCGGTTCTGTAGTTTTTACTCATATCATTATCTCCCAACTGTTTTATTTGCCCCTTCGAGCAGAAAGAAGTCTTTCCATCACATCATCCTGAGGATTTGCTCCTTTGTAATCGCCAGTACAGTTTTCTTTTACAATCTGGAATATCTCAAACCACAGACGATTGGTCTGGTTCATGTAGTTCTGGCCCATGGATACATAAGGACTTTGAATGGCATTTCCTGTTGTAGGGTGTTTTGCCAGAAAGCCGTATTCAGTAATGGCCTCTTCACACTGAATCCACCTGGCAACACTCATAGCGTACCGTTCAAGGAGCTGTGGAGAAACCAGAGCAGCGCAGCCACGCTTATCCAGCCACTGCCATGTGGCTTTGTAGATTTCACCAGCCACCAGAGCTTTACCATCTTTTTGAATGGCTTCAAGCATCTTATTTGGTTCAGGCATTTCTTGTCCTTCAAGATCTGCCGTATCGGAAAACTCCATCACAGTCAGTTTCCTACCACCAAGATTGCCTTCGGCTATTTTGTCAGCCAGAGGTTTCTTTTTTGCCCCTGCACCAACACGAGCGCCACCTCTGTTCGTACCGTCTTTTGCCAATGATCACACCTCCTTTACATAGTGGGGCTATACCCCCGTTTGAATCTGCGTTTTTTAACACGACACCCCAGCCCGCTGTCCACAATTTTTAGTCGTACAGAGATGACCTTCCCCATTGGGGTTACGCCCCTGGATTTTGATTCAACAAAATAGCCTCGAGATCCTCGAGAGCTTGAGCCCATCGACCATGTTCTTTAGTGTTCTTTACTTCCCAGTTGATTTTGAAGTCTTGTGTTTCCGTCAACTTTACAGAATTACATAAGCGGTGTGTCAGCTGACAGTTATTAGGCTCGTGAGTGCCACCCTTTGACAGTGGTATAACATGGTCAATGGTCGCAGACCATAACTTTGAAGGAGATTTATCATACGGTACAGGCAAACCGCAGACTTGACAGACACCTAGATCACGCCTATAAATATCTTTAAATGATACTCGTGTTCGATAGGCAACCTTCATAAGTTCATTTCTACGCATTTTATATGCTCGATCGTGATACTTATCGGAGCATTCAGCAGAACAAAACTCACTTCTCTTATATCCACACTCTGTTTCCAAGGTGCGACCGCACTTCTTGCATGTAATTGTACGTGGTTGATATTCTGCTTTCCATTGTTCTCGTTTTAAGCGAAGGCTTCCAGCATAACCGCATTCAGGGGTGCAATATAATTTGTTTGTATAAGTTGTTTCAAATGGCTCATCACACCACAGACATTTTCGATGGTAGATAATTGGCATAGATGGTAACGGTACATTTTTATGTCTCTCCAAGGCTTCATCTCGACGAGCAGCCGCTTTGCATTCATTACCGCAGTATTTCATCCTAAAGGCATTGGGTCTCCAAAAGAGATTACCGCAATGCTGGCATTTATAATATTTCTTCTGCGAACTTCGACCAAATGAAAGACCACAGGAAGAAGAGCAGCATACCCTATTAGGGTCTGTTGACTTGAAAAGCTGCCCACACACTTTACAAGTTTTTTCATGTTCCATAGGCTTCCTCCAATAAAAAAGCACCGCCGAAGCGATGCATTCATTTTCTGTTATTCCACCGATCGCCACTCTCAGCGGTAATCTTAGAGTGACATGACTTACAAAGAGCCATCAGGTTACTGATTTCATTGCCTCCGCCTTTGGAGAGAGGGAGGATGTGGTGCACTTCTTCAGCAGCTTTAATACTTCCATTCCTTTCACACTCTTCACAAAGAGGATGGGCTTTGATGTAGCGGTCCCTGATACGTTTCCAGGACCTACCGTAGCGTTTGTTTGACGCAGGGTCTCGTTGGTACTGGTTGTATCGTTTTGTTACCACCTTCTTGTGCTCAGCGCAGTACTCTCCGCTGTCTGCAAGCCGACCGCAACCTGGGTAAGCACAAGGACGCTTAGGCTTATATGGCATGGGTTCACCTCCTTTTGGGCATAAGAAAAGCCCTCGTGGGGTGTTCCCATGAAGGCTCGGTTTAATTCTATTTGTCTAATTATATCGTACTAAAAAAAACAACTGCACTCAAGTGGATTTATGTGGATTTTACTATCCTCTTTGTAAATTTCCTACCGTTTCACACCACCCCATTCTTTTTCTCCCTTTCAGCCAATACAGCATCTATAGCTCTAAGTGCTTTGCTATGAAGTTTGAGCACCCAACTTACAGAATAATCAAGGTCGTAAGCAATATCTTCCCAAGGCTGATATGACAGGTAGCGTTTCTCTAGAATCAGCCTGTACTCAATGTTGTTCACACCTTGGATGATCTCAATAATGTTAATCTTGCACTTCAGAAGTTTGGCAAGATCATCGTTCAAATTGTTTTTAATATCTATAATCTTACATACAGCATCTGCCATTGGAGATACTGATTTGCTGGGGTTGTTAGGCATTCCATTTATGGCCGAAGTGCAGTTCATAGCCATATTCTCCAGGGATGCCACTTGCTCAAGCTTACTGTTTATTCTTTGGTCCAATCGATAGGCTTTACTAAGATATTCTTTAGCATTCATTGTTTGACCTCCTCTTTCAGTTTTCGGAGAAGTATCTCCGGTTCTACCGCTGTAAGTTCTCTATACCAATCAGAGCGTAAAAACCTCTCTACTTCAGCTTTTGTGCGTTTTGCAGATTCGTGGCGAGGATACTTCATCAGCTTCTTCAGCGCATCCCTGTAGTCCTTGACTGCTAGTAAAACTATGGCATTGGCTAAGTCTTCATATGGATCAATCATCGCTTCACCTCCAGCTTAGCTTTTACAGCATCGATTAAAGATGCTTGTGTTTTTTCTTTTTTTGTAAGTGCTGTCATCACATCTTCATCTATGGTGTCCTTGGTAATGATGTGGTGAATGACAACCGTATCCTTTTGCCCTTGTCTGTAGAGGCGAGCATTGGTTTGCTGATAGAGTTCCAATGACCAGGTGAGTCCAAACCAAACAAGTGTGGAACCACCACTTTGAAGGTTAAGTCCATGTCCAGCACTTGCAGGGTGGATCACTGCTACAGGAATTTCACCTTCATTCCACTCTTCAATATCCTTTGATGACTTTAGCTGCCTTACTGGAAATCTCTTCTGAATACGATCAAGATCATGCTTGAACCAATAAGCTATAAGCACTGGTTTCCCATTGGCTCCTTCAATTAAATCTTCGAGGGCATCAAGTTTTCTATCGTGAATAAAATGCGCCTTATTCTTCTCGTCATAGACAGCACCGTTTGCCATCTGAAGGAGTTTTCCTGAGAGTACTGCAGCATTTACTGCATCGATTTCTTCTGCTCCTAAACTTGCTACCATATCATCTCTAAATCCAGAATAAATGGCCCGCTCTTTTTCATTTAAATACACAGGCACTGTGTTTATTACGCATTCAGGCATTTTTAGATAATCAATGGACTTCATAGAAATGGTGATATCGGATATCTGACTATAGATCTTTTCTTCAGCTCCTGGCAGGAGTTTATATGAAAAGACGATCTGA